TTTGTCTGATTAATGTCTAATCGGGAAGTCGTTAGGGATGCAGTTGTCGAGGCGCTGGTAAGGCACGGGGTTCGCCAGTGCGCTTAGTCCTCCGGGCAAGCTTCCACCCGTGCTGTACGATGGCGCGTTAGGGACGTTGCTTCCTGGAACGTGGTAACCTCCGCGATAGACACGCTTGCTCTTGTTCCTTCGACCCTGTCTGCGTTTCTGGGAATAGCGGTAGCCGCCTTGCATGCACTGGGGGTCGGCGTTGCCCTGCAGCCAGCCGGTGACGTTTTGATGGGCAGTCTCGCCCTGCCCGAAGCACTGGTAGTTGCCCTTTTTCTTCTTCTTCGTTGTGCTGGTCGGCTTCCCGACAGACGCGAGGCCCTTGCGCGATTTTTCTATGCTTTTTTTTAGCCCAGGCTTTGGCGTCTGCCGTGTCGTCTTCTCGTAGCTGGCTCCACCTGCAAAAGGGAAATCAGGTGCTATCATTGTTTTCCTTCCCCGGAGGTACTTCCTCCACCTTTTCTCCCCGTACCTTTTCGAAGACTTTCTGGTCTCAAAATCTTTTCCACTGTGAGTCTTCGACTTCGTACCTTTCTTAAACTTCTTACCACGTCTGCGGGTCTTGCGCTTCCGCCCTCCCGCTTGCTTGCCGGCTCCCATTCCCAAACTTCTCTCAGGGCTGCCGCATTTGCCATAGTCGAAGCTACCTCCATTATTTGGGCCCATGACATGGAATCCGGTCGGTGCAGGATTCGAGCATTTCGTTCCACCGGTCTGTCCTGTAGTGTAAGGAGCCGGACTCAGTCTACCGGCAGCGCCTGGTTGGGCATAGTAATTATACGGGCACCCGTGGCCCGCAACTCCTGCGGCGTTACTCGCGAACATACCGGGGGGCTGGTCGAAATTGGCCGGCATCGAGGTCGTATGCACTCGAGTCGCCATACCTCCTTTCTGTCTTCGTGTGCGTCTAGGCATGTATATATATACAGGTGCTATTTTTTCTCGAGAGCGACGATATCACGCCGATCGGTCAGTTTGGCCGCACCCACAATTCTCTCGGGGCACCACTTACGGAACCTGGGCATATAAACGCACTCCATCACTAGAGACTTCTCTAGGTCGACGAACTTGTCCACGGACACATTCTCGAACTCTTCCTCGTCGTCACTCTCTTCCAAGAGATCGAGATTACCGTTCTCTTTAATCCTTCTAAACTCATTGTTCATACTGACGCTATGCTTGTAGGTGGGCACCATGGCTATTCCGTAAGCAACCTCTACTCCGTGCGATAGGCAGAACAAATCGTATATATCCGACTCGAGCGTAGCTCTCACGCGGAATGTCGCCTTGAGAGTGGGTGCCGTCCTAACGGGATGGGTGCCGATAGGGCCGTCTCTCCCACGAGAGAAGTGTGCCTGTATGCCGTATACGCGGTACGGCAGCGAGGCGACCTGCTCAATGGCCCGTCCGTAGTCGCTCTCGATCACCGGCGAGCCCAAGACTACTCCAGCTCGCGCTGATCGTTCTGTGAGTTCGAACATACGCACCAACCGCTCTAGTTTGGACTCCATTGTTTCATTCTCTACATTCATTCCTTCAAGCCAGTGCATGTCCTCGAACGAGAAGCACTTGTGGCCGTCGTATTCGAACAGCGACCCGTACAGTATCGTACCCAAGGCCAAGCGGTCATTAAACGCGAGGACCACGGGATCTACTTTTCGGATAGACCCCTTTGCATCGAGCGTTAGAACGAGGGCCAGGTTGCGGTTGTCGAAGTGTGTGATCCATACGAATGCCTTCGGACCTTTGGGGATTACGAAGTACATGTCTGCAGAAACTTTCTTATGGAGTAGTCGATCATAGGAAAGTTTAACATCAGGGAATGTGCGCAAGAGTCGCCGCTTGCCTTCTGATTCCAGCATACAGGGAAGAGCATCTTATCTTTAAGCCCCGTTTCAGAACGATGTTGCCCCGGTACCGAGGCCCATGTTAGCGGGCACGACTTGGGGTGCGGTCGATGTCTTCTTAAGGTCCTGCAGAAAAGCAGCGAGCTCGCCCTTCATATCTTCGCGCCCTGTATCCTTCGGAGCACTGCGGGAATCCGGCTTCTTCGCCTTGATAGTAGAAAGCATCTCTTCGCAGCGGGCCGCCGGGCGATTGACCAGATCCCGAGTCTTGGGAATGGTGAGAGTTCCCTGGAAGAAATCGTATAGGTGGTGCACAAGCATTATTAGTACCAGAGAGAGTATGGTCCATTTTGCGATGATAAAGATCATGTATATATTTCTAACAAAACTTTAGATGCTCTAGTAACGTGGCAGCATCGTCAGTCAGACTGTCTGGGTTAGAGACGTTCGAGTCGAAGTAGCAGTCGATACATTCGTCATCCAAGAACTCGGTGACGAACCTCGCTGATGTCGAGGGCAGTTTGTACTGGCGCCACGTTATGTCTACCTCGGTGTTAGGCACCGGGATCTGAAGCTCTCCAGGGGAGCTGATCGTCTCCCCGAGATCCAGAAGACCCTTCCACCCCGCTATTCCGATCTCCCGGATTTCGCCATCGCGGTAGGTAATGCGGCTCAGTCCGGAGGGAGACACAGCGATCGTGCTCGATTCACCGTGTATGTACGTGCTTTTCCCTTGAGTGACAATGACCTCGTTGGAAGAGGACACTGGGTACCCATGACGCAAGTCCTTCGGCTTGACAGCCGTTAGGTACAGCCGCATGCTTAATAACTTCGGAGGAAACCATTTAAACCCATTACCGACTCTTAGATCCAAGATGGTGAAAGTCCTGATCGTGAACAAGCTTGGCCAGTTGAAGGAGTCGTCGCTCAAGAGTTCTGAGCGCAGCGAACTCTACAAGAAGGCGGGGTTCAAGAAAGGCGACGGATTCGAGCATAGAACGTCCTGGAGCCAGACCTTATCGGGCGCGAAAGTGGAGGTGGAACTGTGGGCGAGGGATGAGGGCAAAGCCGGTTCCGAGAACAAATATGACTTTCCCCCGCCGGTAGACACCACACTATACTTCGGATCTTGTGTTCTTCTACGCCGAGACCCGGACGACCAGTCGCCACAGGATCTTAATATCGATACCTGGGCGCGGATGTACGAGAAGCTGTTTGGGGGTTTCGAGGACTTGGACGATGCGGAAGGCAGCAGCGAGGACGAGCTGGATGGAGTTCCCGAAGCTCTGAAAACAAAAGAGGGATATCTGAAGGACGGATTCATCTGCGAGGACGGGGACATGGGTGGCACAGACTCAGACGAGGCGCTTGAGGACGACATGTCCGAGGACGGGGAGGAGAACATCGTATTAGATTCAGGACATCGCCCGCGGCAGAGGCAGAGTGCGGTGGGCAGCGACAGCGAGGGATCCGAATGCGAGTGGGGAGAGGGGTACGACAGTTCGGAGCTTGTTCCAGAGACGTACGCGTATTCTGATGAAGAGTGATAAAATTGAAGTAATATAAACCGTATCCAAGGAAGACAACGAGGATGCTATGCATAGCGAACCCCGACACTTTCCGGGAAAACGTGCGCGGTATGCTGGGTCGCCGTCTACCGGATGCTCAGAAGGTCTGTTCGAATATCGAGAAGGGTGTGTTCAACTGGTCTCTTGAAAAGGCTGCGGAGATGAACGTCATCAAGCGCTGGGATGCGCCCGGGTTCGTGCAGCTCTACACCGACCGCCTTCGAAGTGTAGTGCGCAATCTGTCGTCCGAGACTCTGCGAGGGCGCTTAACGAGACGTGAGCTTCGGCCTCATGAGCTCGCGTACATGAGTCACCAGGACATGCGGCCCGAGCGATGGGCGGACCTTATTGCTGCAAAGAAACTGAAGGACGAGAACCGCTATGCTCCGCGATTGGAGGCGTCGACCGATAACTTCACCTGCTATAAGTGTCGGTCCAAGAAGTGCAGCTACTACCAGTTGCAAACCAGAAGCGCTGACGAGCCAATGACCACCTTCGTTACGTGTCTTGACTGCGGAAATCGATGGAAGTGCTAACGAGCATGCCGGGGTCCAATTTGCCGCTAAAGCAATGGTTGTACGATTTCTCGGGGACGAACTGTGCGACTTCCTCAATAGTTAAGTAGGACAGAGTGTCCGCACCGATTTTCTCTCGCACTTGCTCGATGCTACGACCGGGTTTGATAAGTTCCGCTTTTGTGCGAATAGCGATCCCCAGATAGCAAACGTCGATCACTGGAGGGGCGGGTATCCTAACGTGTATTTTCCCCACACCGATTCCCTTCAATCTTTCGATTATTGCCGATATCACCGTCCCTCGGACGATTGTATCGTCAACAATTACAACGTCTCTCCCTCGCAGCGCGCGTTCGTCATATACGAATTTATCAAGACAAGCCTTTCGGCGATCCTGGCTTGTTTTCACAATGAAGGTGCGTGTGGCTCTGGGGGCTTTGCTGACAAACTGACCGTACTGTAGGCCTAGGGTCTTTGCGTACGCGCGCCCGAGCGTGATGCCTGTTTCTGGAATTCCTACTACCACGGGGGCAGTCTTGACGATGTGGGAACTTTCCTTCGTGGCCGCCATTGTCGCGAGCTTTTCCCTAACCGCCTTCACGTGATACCCGTCTAGAACACTGTCTTCATGAGAAAAGTAGAGTATCTCGAAGGTGCACAGTGAGAGCTGGGCCCGGGGGTCGACGTAGAGGCTCTCCAGGCTCTTGCCAAGTCGTACGACTTCGCCCGGAGAAACATTTCTCACCGTGCGCGCCTCTCCGAGTCCTCTGGTCTCGGAACTCAAGAAGAAGGCTTCTTCGCTTTCTCCAATACACAGAGGTCTCACTCCGAAACGGTCTCTCACACCGTAGAGGGCTCCGCGGAACAAAACAATGAGCGAGTAAGCGGCAGGAAGTAGCTTGACTAGCGATATCAAGGCGGTCTCCATGTCGCCAGTCGGGAAGGAGGAGATCTGCCCCACGATCTGCTGCGTGTCATGACCGTCTACTCCCGGTATGTTACCGTTGTGCACGAGCCAGAATGGCTCGCCCCGGATCTCGCCCTGTAGAGGTTGCTGCTCGGCTAGAGAGATCTCACCCTTGCCCATGTAGTCGCCAGAAGTTGAATAGCGGTTGTGGCCGAGATAGGCATCGGCGTCGCCAAGAGAAATATTGGCTTCAGAAACCAGGCCTGGGGCCTTGAACACCTCGCATTGTCCGCTAACAGATTGGACTATCCCATAACCATCCTTGCCGCGATGTTGCAATCGGGCCAGCCCCTCGAGGATGGTGTGGGGAGGCATAGATACTTTCCCTTTCGATATGCCCGCGTGCACGCCGCACATCCACTAGAATATATTATGTATTTACGCCCATATTCGCCATAATATATTCTGCAGAGAAACTGCACATGTGGACCTCACAAGAGCTCGAGATCACTGATGTGCCAGTACTCGGAACCACGGTTTGGAAGAGGACGCCTGATAATGAACGGAAGTTTCTTGGCCTTCAGCTCCAGAGCCGCGATTACGTGTCCTTGCAGAACGCCAGTTGGCACAGGAACCAGGGGCTGCGCGCCGGAGTTGAGTTGCGCAGCGCGTTGGCCCAACACGCGGGTTCTCTCGTACTTCGTGAGAATCGGGATGGTGCGATGCAGAGCATCGACGATGCGGCCATCGGATGCCCGGGTAACTTTCGCCATCGCAGACACTTCCTCGTAGTTGTGAGTCTGGGCCTGGGGATGGTATTCCTCGAGAAATCGCTTACGGACCGCGCGGTCGAACTTCTGTAGGTACTCTTCATCCTCGAGGCCATCCTCGCTGTCCAAATCGCTCCCCTCGAGATCGAGGGGAGGATGCATGGCTGGATCGGGGGAGCCGATGTCGGCATCGGATCCCAGATCAGACCCCTCCGTGTCCGAATCATCGATATCGGAGCCGTCGGTGTCGGAGTCAACGATCACTGGATCAGGATTGTCGCTAGCCTGGCTGGCGTCGTCTTCCAGGTCGGAGTCATCCTGATCGGTATCGGCGTCTTTAAGTGTTGGGTCTTCTGGTGGCACGTCCACCAATGGCTGATCAGGGAATGTCGGGGAAGAGTCGGAGTCCATCTCTAATATATGGAGGAGAAACTTTTAAACTGGTTCAATTTTGTCGGAATTACGTTTGTTCATCGGTCTTCCACATTGTGTCACAATGCGCGCAAAGGTAGATGTACTTCATGTTCGCATCGTCGTAGCGCAGATAGATGACCTCCCTCCGCGGGCGCGACTCGGCATCACCGCTGTTGCTAGGGCAGGTCTGGCTTGGGCACCGAATCGTCTCAGTACGGGGCAAGGTCGGATCAAGCTTGGTGTACTCGTTGACGATGTGGGCGTACTTCTGTTCGCCGCGCTTAAGCTGTGTACGGGAGACGCAGACATCATCCGCGGTGAGATTCGGGTCCTCGTGCCCGCAGTGCCGACAGTAGTAGATTAGGCTCCCAGCATCGGCCCCCAGCTTCAGGTAGTACATGTTGCGACATTCTGTGCAGAAATGCATGCTCTATAACATACCGGGAGAGGAATATTTATTTCAATTTTGCCAGATTCTTATATAGTCGCGCCAGTTTCGCGAGTAGCGAGTCGTAGTGGGGAGCAATCTGCATGCGATATATCTGCGTAGCGAGGATCCCCTCAGGCAGGTCCTCCTTAGCACTGGAAGCGAGTGCGACGATGGTATCATAATTGTCCACGAAGTGCGCCTCCATGATATCGACGAAGCAGGAGTAACGGTCCCGCAGAGGAGCCGACGTCAATACCATATGGATGGCCGTGTCGAAGTTCTTATAACGGATAATGTGGTTGTAGGTCGCGAAGTCGGGATTGCCTGAGTCCACTCCCGGCTCATTCAACAGAGGCTCCGAATTAAGGAGGGAAGACAGAGAGAGCAGAACTGTCGAGATTGTTTGGCAACCAGTCCATGCATCGCCTCGCCAGGTGTTCAGGATCGACACGCAGACTTTACCGCACTTGTACAGATTGGGGTTCATCCGCGTAACACCATCATTGGTTTGGAACTTCACCGTCGGTGGACGGTGGGGATAGTCGTGTGGGTAGGATATGTCGAAGAGATAGAACCCATGGCTGTAGGGAGTGTCCCCCGGGCCGATGATGAGAGCCTGCCCCTTGAGGACGTCTTCGTCGCTGTGCTTGTAGTGTATTCCATGGTCGACCAGTGAGTCATCTCCGCTTAGGGAGCGCACGTCACGGATCAGGCGCTTGACCGTGTTCTTGCTAATGACAGTTGTGGGAGGGTCGTCGCGCGACATGGGTATATAGTAGTACATGGGCTGGGTTTATATCGTAATAGGTCTAACCTATCCCCGCAAACCCATATAAACGGCACCGATGATTATCGAGAAAATTGAGATAAAAATATATGTTGGTGATATATCAGAGAATGGTGCGCAATGCGGACGTCTTTGAAACGTACCTCAAGACCAAACATGCAGCCAAAGGAACAGAGCACACCCACACACGAATCGGTAGCAAGGACTTGGGCCTGCCGGGAGGGTCGTATGCGATCTCCCTCGACGAACAAGACGCGTTCCTCCGACAATACTACGACAGCGTTTGGGGGCGCGGGAATATCGAGTACCTGACCGAACGCCAGCTGGTTGAGAGCGGGCCCGTACTAGTGGATATCGATCTCCGGTATGCTCCTGAGATCGAGACGCGCCAGCATCGTGATGAACACGTGCTTGACGCGATAGTGCTCTACGCCGAAAAGATCGGAGACATGCTCGATGTAGCTGACGGTCAGAACTTGCAGGTCCACGTCCTTCAGAAGAAGACGGTTAACCGCCTGGACGTGGTGACTAAGGACGGTATCCATCTGATCTTCGGAGCGCAGCTGCATAAGGCTTTGCAGTGCCAACTACGCAGCGAGGTTCTCGAGAATCTACCAGCCATGTGGGATGACCTTCCCATCACCAACTCATGGGAGGAGGTGCTAGACGAAGGCGTCACAAAGGGGTGCGTAAACTGGCAACTATACGGATCACGCAAGCCCGGTAACGAGCCCTACTCATTGACGAATTCCTACACGTTGGTGAGAACCGATGGAGACTGGGAAGTCCAGGAACGTGAAGTTTCCGACATCTCGATCAAGGACGAGCTGCCATATCTCTCAGCGCGCTACACCGGTTGGCCTAAATGGGAGGTACGCGACGAACGTAAGGAAGAATGCGACGAGCTTCTTCGGAGCTTCCAAGTCGGTGGCAAACGCCGCAAGCTCGTGGTCCAGAAGCAGATGCCGGCGCGGAACGATCCGCAACAGTATATGGCATTACTCCGAGCGGGCCAGGCACCCGCGATTGACGAGGCCGCTCTAGATGAAATGCTCGACGAACTGTACTCGGATGCCGCGGAATGCGACTATTCCTTGAAGGAAACCCACCAGTACACAATGTGCTTGCCTGAGAGTTACTACGGGCCGGGAAGCTACACTAACTGGATCAGGGTCGGGTGGGCTCTGGCGAACACAGGAAAGTTGCCTCCTGCACGCTCTACGATGTTCTTGACCTGGGTGAAGTTCAGCAGCCAATCGCCGAGCCGCAACACGTTGTGCGACGCGAACGGGAAGTTCGACTGGGGGAGCGTCTCCGAGCTCTACACGCAATGGAGGGAGTTCGACTACGACAATCCCGGCGGACTGACGAACCGGTCAATTATGTACTGGGCGCGGCAACACGCTCCCACCGAGTACGAGAAAGTGCGGATGTCGACCGTTCACTTCTTCATCGACCAATCCGTCATCACTGCAACAGAGTTCGATCTCGCCAGCGTTCTTTACCACATGTACAAACATCAGTACGTGTGCGCGAGCATCAAGAACAATATCTGGTACGAGTACCAGAACCACCGCTGGTATGAGATCGACTCGGGGAATTCCCTGCGACTCCACATCTCTAAGGAGGTCCATGGCGAGTATCTTTCGGTACAGAGGCGAAAGATGCGCGAGCTCGATCACATGGAACAGGGCGAGGCTGCCGGCGAGGTCCGGAATAAGGTGAAGAAGATGGCCGATATCATGCTTGTGTTGAAGAAGACAACCTGGAAGAACAACATTATGAGAGAAGCCCGGGAGCTGTTCTATGACCGCGAGTTCATTCAGAAGCTCGATCAGAACCCGTATCTGCTCTGTTTCAACAACTGTGTGGTCGACTTCCAGGCCCGAACCCATCGGAAGGGTCAGCCAGATGACTACATCTCGAAGTGCACCAATGTGCCCTACACCCCGTTCTCTCCAGACCGCCACCAGTCTGTCAAGACTGAGCTCGATAGCTTCATGTCCCAGTTGTTTCCCAATCCAGAACTTCGGGGTTACATGTGGGAGCATCTGGCGTCTTCCCTCGTGGGCACAACAGACAATCAAACCTTCAATCAGTACACGGGCTCTGGTCGCAACGGCAAGTCCAAGCTCGTTGACTTCATGTCGAAATGCCTCGGCGACTACAAGGCCACTGTCCCGATCACCCTCATTACGCAGAAGCGCAATAGTATCGGGAGTACCTCCTCGGAGGTTGCGCAGCTTATGGGAATTCGCTACGCGGTGATGCAAGAACCCTCGGAGGGTGACAAAATCAATGAGGGTATCCTGAAAGAGATAACGGGAGGCGATCCGATTCAAGCCAGAGCCCTGTTTAAGGACTCGGTCACATTCAATCCCCAGTTCAACCTTGTTGTGTGTACGAACCATCCGCTTGAAGTCCAGAGCCAGGACGACGGCACATGGCGACGCATGCGTTTCGTCCCGTTCGTGTCCAAGTTCCTCGACAATCCGGGTGCCGACCCCCAATTCCCGATCGAAGAGTACGAACACCAGTTCAAGCTCGACAAGCGGATCGAAGACAAGTTTGAGGCATGGGCGCCGGTCTTCATGTCCCTGCTGGTCAAGCTAGCGATGGACACAAAGGGCTACGTCACGGATTGCGAAGTCGTCAAGGACGCCACTGAGAAGTACCGGAACGACCAGGACTTCATCGCTGGATTCATCGCCGGCATGATCGTTGCGAACCCAATTGAGAGTGCATCGGGTGAGCCGGCGCCCGCATTGCGAAAATCCTATCTGTCGGA